TTTCTGTAAATTGTAACTTAGTTTCATAATAACTCATCATTGTCTTGTTATAGCAAATGTATATAATTTCTCTGTAACAATCTTCAATCTTCCATTTTTTACTTTCTTTATTGCTTCCAGTGTACTTGATCCAGTTGCTTTCAACATAATCTACTCTTTTACGTTTATATCCCTTTAGAGGTGGTCTTGTACGTTTGTTAAGCAATATCTTTTTACCAATGTAAACTTGTTCAGTTCGTCTGTTAAGTATTCTGTAAACAAACCCAACTGCATCTGCTGGTAAATCTTCTCTTGATTTTATTCTTTGTCCTTTATAGTTCCACATATAAAAAGTTTTAACTAAGTGTATAACACATTAAAACGTGCCATACACAACTGTTAGCCACAATAAAAATTACTTAATCCTTTTGCAGTATTGTAGTTTAAAGCATAAAATCATTATTGTCCTAACATACCAACTACTCCCATCGGTATTTATTTGTTCATCAAAATAACCTAATCCAATCATAGGTACTATAAATAAATCTTTAAATTTCATAATCGTAATTTTAAAAGATGGCTAACACCACCTATGAATTAATAATTTTCGTTCCTCAAATTCCAAATCATAGCCAAACCGTTAATAAAAAGGGAGGTTTTTACACCTCCCAATAAATCTAAAATGGTAAATCATCTGCTGCAACTGGTGTTGCTTTCTCTGCTTTTGCTTCTGACTTTTGTACAAAAGATTGTAAGTCATCTGATGCATAATAGATTTTACCATTAGCAACATACTTTTTCTTTTCTCCATTCTCTCTCTGTTCTTTTGTTTGAGGGATCGTAAAAGATACATTCTGTCCGTAGTTACCTTCTTCAAAAATAGAAAAGTTTAACTTCAGCTTCTTTAACTCTTTTCCATCTTCTCCTTTCTTTGGTACTAATTCTCTTTTTGCATTGTAGGTTAAGATGTTCTCAAAATACTGAGAAAGTTTTTTAATTGTGTCAAGTTGTAACTCAACATCTCCTAATAAGTAAGGTTTTTTTGCACTCATAATTTTAATTTTAATTTATAATCCAGTTGTTATTTTATTATCTATCACTTCTATAATATGTCTAAAAGTGCTTCTTTCTTGTTCGCCAGTTACATCTACTCCATTGATAAAGAATCTGTAATGGTCTTTCTTGTCTGTTGGTCTTAATTCAAAGTTATTCATATTTATTTAGTTAATAATTCTTTTACTTCTTTTGATATTCTAAATTTTTCTTCTACCTTAGAAATGTTACCACCACCTTTTAAGTATGTCTGTACTTTCTTAAATTCAGCAGTACCTTTGTTTAACCAACATTTTTCAGTTGATTTAGCACCTTTTCCGTGTGTATTTGTAGCGTCTGGGTCTAAAGCACTATCATCAATCAAAAATATACCATTCAAGGCATATTTCCGAGCATACGAGCTGGAGCTACCAAATGATTGTGCAATGTCCATACCTTTTCTGTTTGGATCAATTCCAGCTTGTGCTTTTGTATGTACTGAATCAGTACCATCAGATATAAACGCTATTGCTTCAACAAACAATACACCACATACTTCTCTTACTTCATCAGAGATTGTTAATGTACATTTGTGTTTATCCAGTAGAGGTTTAACTGCTTCAAGGATATCTTCACAACTTCGATAGTTGTACTTTCCAAAATTGTTTCTTTGGTTTTTTGGTGCTTTTAATTCGGCTTGAATCTTTCTTAATTTTTCCATAATTTAATCTATTGTTACATTTAATTTTAAAATATTCTTAATACTATCAGTTTCTTTTACTTGATAGTTAATCAACACATCTGTGATGTTGTGGTCTTGATTTGTATGCATTTCTATTGTAGATTTTAATGCATCCCATACTGAATTGTTTACTTTCATAATTAATTAAAAAGGGAGGTTTTACCCTCCCAATGTTTTTATTTAGTTAATAGTATTGCATTTTTATAAGATTGAATAAAACTTAAACCACAATTCATTCCAGTTAATAATAAATCTGCTTTTAAAGTTCCTTCTTGAAATGATGTTTTTGCAATAATGTCTTTAATTGTTGTGTTTGATAAAGTTGTCATTTTGTTTATATTTTAATGTTATTATTAATTGATGAGGTAAAAGTAAATAATAAAAACATATAAAAGTGTTAAAGAAATGTTAAAATTTAAAAAGGAGAGCTTTTAGACCCTCCTTCTTAATGCAAATGATAATTAAAACAAAACTAAAAAATACTTTATGGGAAAAAATAATCTAGTACTCAAATATACTAATTATTTATGTATTGATAAAATATAGTTATTAACACAGATTAACAAATACAAGTTCTCCCAAGACTTATATTTATTTTTAATCTATTTATTGTTTTATTTTTAATCTATTAATATATAATTATATGTATGACATACATAAATATAAATACTTAAATAGTTACTTAAAAAAATGCGAAGTTATATATTTATTTTTAAATAAAAAAGTATTTACTTAATTTTTCTTATTTTTTCTAATGTTCTTGCTCCAAAGTAACCTCCATATACAAGCATTAGCAAGTTACCAAGTAAAGATATCCATTGCTGGTCTATTTTAAAGCTATCTAAAGAACTATCTAATATTACATAAGTAAACATACTTAACGTTAAGAAAGCAAGGCTTAATGGTCTTATGTTTTTAGTGATGTAAGATTCTGCTTTGTTGTCTGATTCCCAACGTTTAGTAACCTCTTGCATTTCTATTACATCTTGCTCTAAATCAGCTAACATAGTTTCTTTGTCTTTTACTGATATATCTTTATCTTTTGTTATAGCTTTTATTACCTCTATTGGATTACCACCATCAATAGCTTCAACTATTGTTTCCCCTAAAGGTATGTTGTTCTTTACAATACCTCTCCAGAGGTTACCAAAGAATGTACCTTTACCTCCGTTTTTTCTTAATTTAGGATTGCTCATTAGAATAAAATATTAATTAGGTGAAACAAACAAGGAAGGATCGTATAAATAAAGTCTTGTACTTCTGGTGTACCTTTACCATAAAAATCATCATAAATAATTTCTTTTATTGCTGCAATAAGAACAACAATAGTAACTGAAAATAATGTGTTAAAAAATAATAATGATAAAAATAATATAACACTACCTACAAAAAAGTGTAGAAGTTTATCTTTTGGTATTTTATTTAATATGTCCATATAACGTTTTGTGTTTTATCTAAATCTAAATCAACGTGAATAAATGTATCTGCTATTCCTATTCTTGTAAATCCAACAGTTACAAGAGCTTTAACAATCTTAAATCTTGTTTTACTATCTGTTGCTTTTATATCTACTGCTAAACCCTTTATATGACTTGATGTAGGGTTTTTAATAGACTCTGGATGTTCTGGACTTCTATAAGCAGAATTAATTACAAATGGTACTTTAGCAAATTCTCTTGCTTTATCTAGCTTAGCAAGAAAGTCTGCATCCATTTTATATTCTACTTCTTTAAAATATTTTGTCATCGTTTTTTTTACCTAGATTGTAAATCTTCATAACTGTATAAACAATAGATACTAAAAGTAAAGTTAATTTTAGCCATTGTTCTATATCAGAAAAACTAACCATAAAGGTTATCAAGTTTAAAGCACCTAATTTTATATCTTGCATATCCATTTGTTAAGGTTTAGGTACTTCTGCGTTTCTTGGGTATCCGTAAAATTGATGTGCTGAAGCATCACCTGGATAAACCTCATTTGAGCCAAAGTCTAAGTCGTCTGTACTCATTATATCATAAGCAACACCATCGTAATAAATTGGAGGTGTTATCTCGTGACCATCTGGGTCATAAGTACCTTGTGTTTTTATTACTTTACCAATGTAAACAACTGCTTTTGTTCCGTTGATGTACTGCATAAATGTAACACCTTCTTCTGTTACTTCTTCCCAAACGTTGTTATCTATTAAGACTTGTTTGCCTTGTTGTTCTGTATCAAAAACTAATTTGTATATGTGCATTTTATATTGTTGTTAAAGATTGTAATTCTGCATCTGTTAATGCTTCTTTGTAAACTGCTATTGCTTTTGTTTTTCCGTAGAAAGGAGAAGATGTTCCGTTTGATGATGCAAAATTTAAAGTATCTAAAGTTTCACTTGAAAAACTTAATCCACCAAAAGAATACCCCGTACCATTTATGTATAATTTACAACCACTTGCACTATATTTAAAGGCAAGTTTATTATTGTCGGTTTGTGTGATTGTTTGTACTGTGTTAAATGATGATGAGCCATTTTCAATAATAGCGTATAATCTATTTGATGTAAAAAATTCAAAATACAATCTATTAGCCCCACCATCACTTAAAGATATAATTGTACTGCTTGTCGCAGGAGATAAAAGACTTATCTCTGCATACAATACACCCTCTGTACTATTTATCAAAGTAGAGTTCCCACTATTGTTTGCAATATCTTGTAGCCTAGTGTTTGCAGCTCCGTTGGTTGGAATATATGAGGTTGCGTAAGAGCCATCAAATGACCCTAAGCCATTTGAGCCTTCTAATTGACCTTTTTCACAAGTACCACTTATTGTAGATGTTAAAGTTCCACTTGTTGCAGTAAATGTAGCAGATACCCTCTCATCAGCAGCAGTACCAACTAAAGTTCCAGTATGTGTTCCACTAAAAGTAATTGTTCCAGTTCCATAAAAAGAAACTGTATATGTACTAGCACTTGTTGTGTTTGATTGAGTTGATAATGTTTCTGAATTAAGATATAAGTTGGTACTCTGTGGCTCTAATAACCAACTTCCACAACCATCTGTGTAGTCTATTCTAGGTATGTCTGTATCTGTTATTTCCTCTACTAAACCTTGTGCGTTTACTCTAGTTGCAGCAGAACCTCTACTGAATGTGAAATCTCCAGTTAAACCTTCTTTTACTGAAACGTTGTCTATTGAGCCAATGAATGATGAACTTGCAGTAAAAGTTATTCTATCATTTGTCGATGTAGGTGTAAAGTAAAAAGTATAAGTTCCAGAACTTGATAGTCCAGGATATTTATAATTTCCACCTACCTCAATATTAGTTATAAATCCAGAACTTACTACGATATTAAATTCCATTTTATAAGTTCTACCAACAACTAAATCTAAACTTACTCCTAAAATACCATTTTGTTGAACTAATCCAGAATTGCTAGACTGACTTCCATCACAATTAGCACTACCACCACTTATACTCCAACCAGTTCCTTTAGTCCAATTACTATCCGTAGCAAAATCTCCATTTGTAACAAGCTCTGAGCCATATAAGTTCTCATTTGGCTTAACGCTTAACATACTACCATCGTTGTATGCAGTAGGTGTAAGTAATATTGACGCTTTATCTAATAAATTATCTGCCATACTATTCTATGTTTTCAATTGTGGTTAATGTTGCAGTTGTACAAGTTACATTCTCGTAGTAGTCTGCTCTTGCTTGTAATGTAGTTAATAAACTAGGTACTTCACTTG